TACGTCCATAGTCCTAGCAGAATATAAATCTCCGGGGTATAAAAGTACCAAAGCATCGTTATCCTGCCCGTACACTTCCTGTAATACTGTATCGCCAAATTGCTTAACCAAATACGGAGCACTCGCACACCTTATATATTTGTTTGCTGTTTCTACGCAATACTGACTTAACTGTAATTGACATTCCAATAAGTCTTGCAAGTGACCATCTATACCACCCATAGAAGTTGGTAATAGCATTTTGAATAAACCCAGTTGTTTGAATTGTTGTATGTTGCTGATGTCGTTTTCACAACTATCTATAAATTCACTTTTTGTGTGTATCCAATTATCTTGTACTGGTATCATATTAAATATTTATGTGTTTACTTTATTAGACACTTCGTGTCTTTGCCAACTACAAACTTCATTCACTTCGTTCATATCAGTTTTTGTTTGCAATTTTTTTAAGATTAAAGTTATCAAGTATGTTGAGTCATAATTCACCCGTCTCCGGGTGAATCAATGTCGATGGTTGTCATCAAGTAATGCATCGTCATCTCTAACTAGGGTGCTTTGCTGGAACCGGTGAGCCTTTAGTCCCTTTACACTACCTTCACGAATCTCACGGAAACTTGTATAACCTTGTAGAGTTTAATTATACAAATTTGTAGGTTGCTGTTTCTCATTGCCTACATCCTTTAATACTGTTGTCGTTTGTTTGTATCTCATGTACCGCCATACATTCCAGAATCTCGCACCGGGGTTACCGGATTGTCAAGGAAATCGATATTATATGCCTCGATGGGGTGGTGTATGGTCCTATTTGTGTGCCGTAATGTGAGTTAGACTTTGTGTCTGAGTGTGCCGTGTTTTTTTGTGTTCTTCAGCAATTAGTTATCGTCTTGTGATGTTGCCTATAACATTTTTCGAGTAACCGTGATCATAAATACTGTTATGGAACCTTTTACGATCACCGGTATATTAACTAAAGATCAATGTGCTGATATTATATCAAAATTACCAGATAAGAAAAACAATCTAGGAGTTCATGATCGTGTTCTTGTTCCCGGTAAATGGACAGATGCCAATTGGAGTAAAAGTCGAAAACAATTTAACACTCACCGAGTACGTTTAGAACAGGATTTAGCAAAGCATGTTAGCAATTTTATTAAACCACTAAGCATACAATCAGAAGCAGTTACAATATCAGAGAATGATTATTTCTATGTTAATCATTATAACAAAGGCGAATGTGCTCGTAAGCACACAGACCCAACAAAGTTTACAATATGTATTACTCTTAATGATGACTTTGATGGTGGAGAGTTTTTTGTTAATGATAAGCCTGTAAAATTAAACACAGGCGACGGTATTATTTTTTCAGGTAAAACCAGTCATGCTGTAAGCGAAATACTTTCTGGGTCTAGATGGAGTTTATGCGTCTGGGTTTTTTGAGTCTTGTTTAAGACCTTCGCGTAATACTTTTGAACCACCTATGCGTACATTGATAATCCCGTTGTAATAGTCGTCTGTGAGTAGTACCTTACGTTCGAATTGTTCTCTTGCTTCTAAGTAACTGGCTATGCCTCTACTGGCACAATAATAAAGTATCTCACGTGTAAAATTATCTTCTCCTAATTTTTCTACATCTTCTTTTAGGTGATCCGAACTGCCCCAGTATTCACGCCAGTCGCTTTCTTTTGTACTGCGTCTTTTATTCTTTTTGCCTTTAAGCGGAGGGCGAGTTACTTTACGTTTGGCTAATTTTTTACCAACGTATTTCATACCGTTCTTTTTGTTTGTGATAAGATAAACGATTGCTTCGCAATCTTCAGGTAAGTTGTCTACTACTTCACCGTTATAGGTCCAGTTGCTCATTATGCCTCGACATATTCTGTATCAGTATTGTAACTTGTGAAGCCACCTTCTTTAATTACATACAGTACATCATTTACTCTACCGCTAAGTTCTTCCCTATGTGATATAAGCATAATATTTTTGTTTTGTTCTCTGCTCATTTTCTTAAGTATTCCTAACGCATTCTCGACACCAGTAGCATCTAAACCACTATCAATTAATTCATCAATACATAAGAAGTTCATTGGATGATTAAGACTTTCAAAGATATCTCTGAATGCCCAACTCAAACTCAGTATAAGTCTGTTACGTTCACCTCTACTTAAATTATCAAAGTCTAAGTCTCTACCGTATTCGGTAATTTCTGTACTTAGATCACTGTTAAACTTAACGTCATGCGGTAAGCCAATAGCATTTAAGTAGTGTGCCAGTCTGTGATTCAAGTAAGCAATGTTTTGATCAATAATACGTCTACGGATAAAACTATCTTTGCTAGTTAGCAGTTTATACAAAAACTCTTGATGATCTTTTAGAGCAGTTAGTTCGTTTATTGTGTCCCAACTAATTTCTTGTATACCAGATTGTTTCATAGATTCTATTTGTTCTATGTACGGATTCTCTTCACTGTGCTTTGTGCTAATGCTGTCAATTAAGTTATCAACATTATTACGATGTGTTAGTGCTTCTTCAAGTGTTTTATAAAATGTACTAGGTCTATCTTTTATAGGACCAAGTGTTTCGATGCCATCTTTTAAATCGCTTTCTTTGATTGTTAAATTATTGAAGTATTCTTTTTCTTCGACTATCTTATCCTGTAATTCTTTTGTATACTCTTCGTGTGTGTCTAAATGTGCTGTATTTTGCCCACAAGCAGGACACACGCCTTCTTCTGCTTTAAGTAAATTTGCTTCTAGTTCACCTAATTTACTTTTACTTCTTTTAAAGGAGTTTAGTGTGTTTGTTAAATTGTTTGATAAAATGTTTAAATTGGCTTCATGATCTTTTATAGTAACAAGTGTATTATGTTTATCTACTTCAGCATCAATGTCAATTTCTTTTAGTTGCTCTAACGCATCAGCCATCTCTTCTAATTTAACTGATTTATTTCTTTCCCACGCATTGCTTCTGCTTTCTAACTCTTGGATATTCTTTTCCATACGAGCATTACCGTCCTTCATGGCGTTAATGCGTATTTCTTCTTCTTTGATACTGTCTCTAGTATCTTTCATTTTTTCTTTTAATACTTCTGCTTTTTGCGAAAGTTCTTGTATGCCTAGCAGTTGTTCGATCATGTCTCGCTGATCGTTGTTTTTCATTCCTAAGAAAGGTTCTGTGTATGTGTTTAGTGCTACAATATGTTTGAACATCTGATGACTAAAGCCAACAATTTTTTCTATTTCTTTTTGTGTTTCTCTACTGTCGCCTTGTTGTTCTTGGTCTTCGTGTTCTGTGCCGTTAACAAATAAACGCAACACATTAGGACGCCTTCCTCTTTCGATACGATACTCAACACCATTGAGTTCAAAGTCACACGATACAATCATGCCTTTGCCGTTCGTTTTGTTAATTAGGTTATCACGTCTAATGTTTGTTAGTGCTTCGCCGTATAATGCGTAACTAAGTGCGTTGATAATAGTAGTCTTACCTGTTCCGTTTCTACTGCCGTCGCCACCTAGATCTAAGTTGTTACCCAGTACCAGTGTTAAATGTTTGTCGTCAAATCTAACACCTTGAACGTTGTTTCCGACGCTCATGAAATTCTTCACACTAATATTTTTTATATTCAGCATATTATAAGTTCTGGTAAATGTTAATAAGTTTATCTGTGTCTACTGTACTGCTTTCGATAGTTTTTAATTGACTGATTACAATCTGTTCAACACTTTCGAAATGTATTTCGCCTGCTTCGTATTCTTCTTCAACCTCTTTTACTGGAACAAGTTGTAGTTCTCTACATTTATACTTGTCCATAAAGTTTTCTTTGATAAAGGATGCTTCTTCATAACTAATATCTACATCTAATTTAATTCTAGCATAAGTTGTTGAATCTAAGAATTTGCCCGGATTGTCAATTAGTTCTACTAACCCACAAGTTATATACTTAGGGCAGTCAGGCCAATTAACAAATTGTGGTTCTTTGTCCCATTCTAGGAACATATACCCTCTGT